AATATCTTTATCTAAAGATTTTGTTAATCTTTCTAATTCTTTTAATAATTCTAACATATTTAAGGGATTAAAGTTAATTACAATATCTAGTTTATAACCTACAATTCCAAATGTCAAGTTTTATTTGCAAAATAATTTTTATAATATTAAAATGTGTTCGGGTGGTTTTTCACACTTCTAACATTCTCCACCCATAGGGGTGTAACCTATCTATGATTTGAGTTGATTACAGCACCCCTAAAATTAGATTTTCATTTTATCTAATTATAAGTTGCATGATAAAGGGAGGGGGTTTTGGTTTTCCCCCTCCTGATATTTGCAGTTATCTTTGTTTAAAATTTCTTGGCCAAAATTTTAAAAAATAATCACTTGACAAATAAAATATAGAGTGGTAAATTATACTTAAACATAAAAAGAATTACCCCACAGATAATTTTATCTGATGTAGATAATTCTAAAAATTTTTTAATTATTTCTGGCATAATTAAAAAATTAATATTACATAAATTGTGAGATAATTCTAAAAATTTTTTAATTATTTCTGGCATAATTAAAAAATTAATATTACATAAATTGTGAGATAATTCTAAAAATTTTTTAATTATTTCTCTCATAATTAAATTATTCTCCCGTGCCGTAGTCGTTTTACTTCTACGGCTTATTTTTTCTTAATTTTAACATATCAGCTTGTAAAGTTAGTTAAATAATTAACTTAAATAAAAAAGCTATGAAAAAAAAATTAGAAACTTTCTTTGTTTAAAATTTAGCGCGATAAATTTTAAAAAATAATCACTTGACATTTAAAATCATTTAATAAATACTTACTTTGTCTGGACTGATAATAAGACATTTTTTTCTTTATGGAAGTGAGAAATCAGTCCCTCACTTCCGCCACTAAATACAGGACTGATGACTAAAAACACTTCTAAAAGCTTTATTTTACATAAAGATAGTTTATCCATTTTAGACAAGATGGAAGATAAGCAAGCTGGACAACTTTTTAAAGCTATTTACTACTACCAAATCAATAATAGATTACCAGAAGATATTGATCCTGTTTTAGACTTATTAGCTACGACTTTTATAAATCAATTCAAAAGAGATCAAGAGAAATACGAAGAAAAATGCAGGAAAAACAAGGAGAATGCTAAAAAGCGATGGAATGCGACCGCATGCGATGGTATACAAACGAATGCGAAACATGCCCATAGTGATAGTGATAGTGATAGTGATAGTAAGAAAGATAGTAAATTAATAGATAAACAATTTGAAGAATTTTATAATAAATACGGAAAAAAGAAAAGTCCTAGTGATGTTAAAAATAAACTCAAGACAGCATTAAAGAAAGACAGCTTTAAGAATATCATGTCAGGATTAGATAGCTATATTAAAAATAGATCGAAAGACAGTCAATTCTGGAAATATCCTGCTACATGGTTAAATCAAGAGTGCTGGAAAGATGAATATAATCAATCAAAATCAAACAGAGAGCAACACACAACCGATTTAATCAATAAAATGATGAATGACACATTGATAAATAAAATAGAGGTCACACACTCAAATAAGGCAAAGTTATTTATGACCAAAGATAATTTTTATAAATATAATTCATTTTCTAACGATCTTAAAGAAAAGATATTAAATTCTTTAAAAAACGAATTGGGGGTTAATGGGTTAGAATACAATTTTTAATTATGACTATTTATCAAAATCAAGAAGCAGAACAAGTAATATTGGGAACTGCAATAATGAATAACAGCTTATTATTAAATGTAGCTGATATTTTAGAATCAAAGCATTTTTCTTATATCGAGCATCAAGAAATTTGGAAGGAGTTTATAAGAATAGGAAGAGAAGGGGGAACCGCCGATCCTGTGACACTTAAAAACTTTATGCAAAACAATACGATATTTAAAGATTTAGGAGGTTCTAAATACTTAATGATATTAATGCAATTAGCAAATGGAGTTGCTGATTTAAGAAGCTATGCCAAAACATTAATTGAGTTATGGCAAAAAAGAGAGTTTTACGAGTTAATAGAAAATTGTAAAAACGAATTACAAGAAAAGAGTTTTAACTATTTATCGTCAGACTTCCAGAATAAAATTGCAGGATTGGAGTTTCAAGAACCTAAAAAACAAACGCAATGCACCTCTGACATTCTTGACGATCTTGACAAAGAAGATGCAGAGGGCTTAAGTGATAAATTTGTAGAAACAGGATTTTCTAAATTAGATAATCTTATAAATGGCGGACTTTATGCAAAACAGCTTTATATTATAGGGGCAAGACCTTCAGTTGGAAAAACCACCATAGGGCAAAATATTATATTAAATGCAAGTCGATCAGGTAAAAGATGCCTCTTTATTTCGCTAGAAGTAGATAAAAGAAATGTAATGTATAAATTCTTGTCAAACATGAAATCTATTGATAATTGGAAGATTCAGAAGAAATGCCTAAACCAATCCGAAGTAGCAGATTTACAAGAGGCTAAAGAAGAATTGAGAAATATGAAGATATATGTCAATGATTCATCTGGACTAAATATAACACAAATTAAGCAGATTATTAAAAACCAGATAGACAAACAACCAGTAGACTTAGTAGTTGTAGATTATATTCAAATTATGAAAGGTGAGGACACTAGAAATAAGAACGAATCTTTAATAATAAAAGAGAATACAACAGCCTTAAAATCAATAGCAAAACAATTCGATATTCCAATTTTAGCATTAGCACAGATCAACAGAAAAGCAGTTGAAGGAAGTAATCAAGAGCCAACAATTAATGACTTCAAAAGTAGTGGAGGTATAGAAGAAGATGCAGATGTTGCTATGATATTACACAGAGATAGAAGAGAAGATAAGGAGGACGGGTATTTTTCAGACTCTGGAAAGATAATAATTGCTAAGAATAGACATGGACGAACAGGTGTTTCAAATGTGATGATTCAGGGTAATTTTGGGCGATTTTTAGAAATAAATTAAATAATTATGGAGCATATATCAAAATCAATAGAAAGAATTTTACAGGAAATAAAAGATAACAACATTAAATTAAAATAATTAATATTTATGTTTGACATTTAGAATTCCAGCTTATAATATAAACTGTGTAATCAATTTAAATCAACGAATAATGATAATAACAACACAACAAGAACTAGACGATTTAATTGCAAAAGCAGATGAATCAAATACAATAGTTTTAGACGAGGATTTGGAAATCACTTTTAATTGCGAAATCCCTTGCAACATCAAAGCTAGAGACATCAAAGCTTGGAAAATCAAAGTTAAAAACATTACCGCTCACAACATCAAAACTGACAAAATCGACGCTATCAACATCAAAGCTGACAAAATCGACGCTTACGACATCATAGCTTGCAACATCAAAGCTAAAAACATAAAATATCATGCTTTTTGTATAGCTTACGAATCTTTGAAATGTAACTCAATTTCAGGAATAAGAGAAAACTCTTTCCACAAATGCTTAGATCAAGAAATTGAAATTAGATAAAATTAAACACTTAATATAATGCAAATAGAAACACAAAGACAATTAGATGATTTAATCGCAACAGCAGATGAATCAAATACAATAGTTTTAGATGAAAGTTTAGAAATAATTTTTGATTGCCAAATCCCTTGCAACATCAAAGCTTGGAACATCAAAGCTTGGAGCATCAAAGCTCACAATATCATAGCTTACCACAACATCAACGCTAACGACATCAAAGCTCACAACATAGACGCTATCAACATCAAAGCTCACAACATAGACGCTATCAACATCAAAGCTCGCAACATAGAATATTGTGTTTTTTGTATAGCATACGAATCTTTAAAATGCGAATCAATTTCGGGAGAAACAGAAAACTCTTTACACAAATGTTTAGAACAAGAAATTGAAATTATAAAAAAAGAAGAAGAAAAAGTAACCATCGAACTAACAAAAAGCCAACTAGATAAAATTAAACACTTAATATAATGAAAATAGAAACACAACAAGAACTAGATAATTTAATCGCAACAGCTAAGGATAATCGGATTGTTTTAGATGAAAGTTTAGAAATAATTTTTGATTGCGAAATCCCTTGTAGCATCAAAGCTTGGAACATCATAGCTCGCAACATCAAAGCTTACAAAATCGACGCTATCAACATCAAAGCTCACAATATCATAGCTTATCACAACATCAACGCTTACAACATCTACGCTAAGAACATCTACGCTAAAAACATCGTGGCTAATTTTGACATCGACGCTTACAACATCATAGCTCACAACATCATAGCTTACAACATCTACGCTTGGATTATCCAATATCATGCTTTTTGTATAGCTTACAAATTTTTGAAATGTAAATCGATCGCAGGAAGAAGAAACAATTCTATCCATAAATGTTTAGATCAAGAAATTGAAATTATAAAAAATTAAACACTTAATATAATGCAAAAACTAAGAATATCAAACACATACAACAAAGAAAATAATCAATATGAAAAAGGTACTTTTGAGGTAAGGGAGAACGAAAAATCTATTACCGGAAAAGTTAGTATTTCTAGCAAAAAAGATGATAAATATATATCAAAAACCTTGCCATTTATTGCTTTTAGGTCTACAATAGATAGAGAAACAGAAAGGGCAATTTTAAATTCTCGAGGTCAATTATTTGACGCTGAAATTGGTTTAATGGTTGATAATTTTCAAGATCAAACAGGAAAGACAATCACTTATGCAAAAGTAGTAATTAACAAAGCTAAATTTGAAGCAGTAGATAAGCATAATCAAGCGAAGGCTAACGGATACCAGCCAGAGGATTTGCTAGATGACAAAATACCTTTTTAGAATGGAGTATAAAAGAGTTTTAAAAAAAGATGCTGTTTATATAAATATACTACATGATAATTCTGACGCTAGAGCGGAGGGAGTTATTAGGGTGTTAGATCGAATAGCTTTTAAAAATTTAAAAAATCTTGAGTCAATCAAGGATCATAAAGGAACTTTAATATTGACTTGGA